GTTAAAATACGATATGATGTTAAACAAGATAGAGTTGTTTTTTTAGTTAATAATAAAAATAAAATTGTTGGTGCGATTGGTAGAGGATTAAGTAAAGAAGTTTATCCAAAGTGGTATAAATACCCCAGTGATGAACGTAGTCCGTTCCTATGTGGTAAATCATCTACCGCTATTGTTGTTGAAGATTGTGCAAGTGCTTGTGCTGTATCAAGAGACTATACAGGGTTTGCATTAATGGGTACAAGTTTTTCTGATGACTTTATTCCTTATATAAAAAAATATCGTAAAGTAATTGTAGCATTAGATAGAGATGCAACGACCAAATCATTTGACATAGCTAACCAAATAGGCTACTATGTACCTACCGAAGTTAAAATGTTAGAAGATGATTTAAAATATTTTAAACCAGATGAAATAAAGGAGATATTATTATGAACATATTTTTTTTAGACGAAGCACCATACAAATCAGCAGAATATTTGTGTGATAAACATATACCTAAAATGATATTAGAATCAGCACAAATGTTATCTACTGCTGTTCAAAGATACACAGGTAGAATGGAAGAACTATACAAACCTGCATACCCTAATCATCCTATGACTAAATGGGTAGGAGATTGTCGAGACAACTTTGAATGGGCAATGAGAAATGCTCATGGTATACATGAAGAATATGTATCAAGATATTCTAAAATACATAAATCTTCTAACATTTTAAATATTATTTGGAATGACAACTTAAAAAAAGAAATACCAGAGGGAAATTTAATACCCCCACCTCAATGTATGCCAGATGAATACAAACATAAAAATTATGTAACTGCTTATCGCAATTATTATAAAGGGGCAAAAAAATATTTTGCTAAATGGGAAAAAGGCAGAAAACAACCAAGATGGTGGGTAGCATGATAAAAACAAAAGCGAATAAAAAATTTGACATTGATTTAAAGTATGGGCAAGTAAGAGAAGAGCAAGTCTCTCATATTTTTGCTAATAAAAAAATAGAAATAAAAACAGAAAGAGATTGGTGGTATAAGACAGGTAATATTGCATTAGAATATGAATGTAATGGTAAACCGAGTGGTATTAATGCAACTAAATCAGATTATTGGATACAAATATTAGCTAAAGGAAAAGATAATCATTGTATGTTGGTATTTGAAGTATCTAAATTAAAAAAGATAGTTAAAAAATATAAAAAAGATTTTACACGCATGGTAGGTGATAGAAATGCATCAAAATGTGTTATATTACCAATAAAAAAATTATTTGAAAAGGATACAATTGATGTGGAAACTAATTGATTGTGGCACATACCTATGGTTTGTTTTAGAAAAACAAAAATACTTTCATTGTGTGTATGGGCATACAGGAGAATATAAAAAATTAAAAGTTAATAGAATAAAAAATAGATTATATGCAATGAATGAAAAAATGTATTTAGCTTATTTAAAAACTTGGAATTTATCTGAGGCTAAATGCATATTAAATAAAAAAAGTGCAAAATTTTATATTAACCACTGGAAAACTAAAACAAAAACTAAATTAATGAAAGAAATAGTTAAGCAACTTCGCTTGACATGAAAAGAAACTTATGTTAAAAGGCACCTATGATAGAGAAACAATTACTAACCCTTTGTTTAAAAAAAGATTTTTATAAAGAGCATAGAAATAAATTATCCAAATCATTATTTACTAATGGTGTAGGTAATTTTTTTGAAACAATACAAAAAGCTCATGATGAGTATGATACAGATTTATCTTTAGATGAATTATCTGTATTACATACAGAAAAATATAATCCTGCTTTAACTCGTGCATCAAAACATAATTTTAGTGAATTAGTAGATGAATTACGAGATGAAGAAGAACCAAATGAAAATGTCATTGGAGATATTATCGAGTCATTGCATAGAAGAAACATGGCTCATAAAATTGCTGTTATGGCAACAGATATTTACAATGGAAAGTCAGAAGATTTTAATAAAATAAAACATTTATTAGATAATCCTCAAATAATTGAGGAAAGTAATGGTGAGGCAGTTACATCAAATGTAGATGAACTACTAGATTTAATTGATGTAACAACTAAGTGGAATTTTAATCTACAATCATTACATGAACAGGTGTCCGGTATAGGTGAGGGCAATCTAGCAATATTTTTTGCTAGACCAGAGACAGGCAAGACTGCCTTTTGGGTTAGTTTGGTCGCAAATGAAGGTGGTTTTGCCAGTCAAGGGGCTAAAATAGTCGCACTTATCAACGAAGAACCCGCAGTTCGTACACAAATGAGACTAATTAATGCTCATACAGGTATGACTAGGGATGAAATTAAGGAAAATACTAGTCAAGCTAGTGAATTATGGTCGCAAATTAATACTAATATTAAATTATTAGATACTGTTGATTGGAATTTAGATGATGTGAATAAATATTTAGAAACACATAAAACAGATATATTAATTATTGACCAGTTAGATAAGGTAAATGTTTCTGGTACTTTTGCACGTACTGATGAAAAACTTAGAGCTATATATACAGGTGCTAGAGAGTTAGCAAAACGACATAATATCTGTGTTATAGCTTTATCACAGGCATCTGCAGATGGTCACAATAAACTTAATTTATCATTTGATATGATGGAAAATAGTAAAACAGGAAAAGCAGCAGAGGCTGATTTAATTATTGGTATTGGTAAAAGAGAAACAGGTAATCCTAATGAACCAATGAGACAATTAAATATTAGTAAAAATAAAATTAATGGTGTACATGCCGAAGTAAATGCTTTTATAAACCCAGAATTGTCGAGGTATGATGTTTAAAGTAATTCATTTAGAATTAACTGAGTCTAATGCCTTTATTAAAAAACATCATAGGCATATTGACGAAACGCAAGGGCATCGTTTTAGTATAGGATGTCTATATCAAAATAAATTAGTTGGAGTTGCTGTTGCAGGAAGACCAATTAGTAGGCATTATGACCAGTCAAAGGTAATTGAAGTAACAAGATTATGCACTGATGGTACAAAAAATGCTTGTTCTTTTTTATATTCTACATGTGCTAAAGCATCTAAATATTTAGGATATGAAAGAATACAAAGCTATATACTAGAATCTGAATTAGGCTCTAGCTTAATGGCTTCTAATTTTAAATACAGCCATACAAGTGAAATGTCTAATTGGAATAAATACAAAAGAAATAAAAAAGATAGAATAAAGTTATTGCAATATAACGCTGAACATGATATACCACTATCACAAAAAAAGAAATTATTTTATAGGGATTTAATATGATAACTGTAGTAGATGTAGAAACAACTTTTGTAAAAGATAAAACAGGTAAATTAGACCCTGCACCTTTTCAAAAAGATAATCAATTAGTTAGTGTAGGTATTAACGATGAATATTATTGTATGTATCATAAAACACATACTGATTTTCATTTAGCTAAAAATTATAAAGCTGTTCAAGAAATATTAGATAAAACAACATTACTTATTGGGCATAATTTAAAATTTGATTTAGCATGGCTTTACGAATGTGGTTTTAAATACGAAGGAAGAGTATATGATACAATGATAGCTGAATATATTTTACTTCGTGGGTTAAAGAAAAAATTATCTTTAAAAGAATCTTGTAGACGAAGAAAGATAACACAAAAATTAGACATTATTGACACATATATAAATCAAGGAATTGGTTTTGAAAGTATTCCTTGGGCAATAGTAGAAAAATATGGAAGACAGGATATTACTGCTACTCGTGCTTTATTTGATGACCAAATGAAAGATTTACGACTTCCTCTTAATAAAGGATTAGTGCCAACATTAAAAATGATGAATGAATTTTTATTAACTTTAATTGAAATGGAACGCAATGGTATCTATGTAGATAAAAATGCATTAAAAGGTGTTGAAGAAGAATTTATTAAAGAGCATGATGATTTACGCACATACATAGATAAAACTATATGGAGAGTTATGGGTGATACACCTATCAATCCATCTAGTCCAGAGCAATTATCATGGCTTATTTATGGCAAACAAGTTAAAGATAAAAAACAATGGGCTAGAGTTTTTAATATTGGTATTGATGCATTTACAAAACGCAGTAAAAAAAGACCACACTTTTCTAAAAAACAATTTGCTGTTACTGTTAATTCAAATACAAAAGATATTTTTAAAACAAAAGCTATTCAATGTAGTGATTGTAGTGGTAAAGGTGTATATCAAAAATATAAAGTTAATGGCGACCCTTATAAAAATTTAAGTAAGTGTGAAACATGCACAGGTCAAGGAGTATTATATGAAAACACTGAAATTTTGGCAGGATTCCGCCAAAAACCAAGGGGTGTAATGGATGTTTCTGAAGGTGGTTTTAAGACTGATAAAATTACTTTAATGAAATTATTAGATAATGCTAGTGATGAATTAACTGAATTTATTAATGCAATTACTCGTTATAGTGCTGTAGATATGTATTTAAAAACATTTGTTACAGGAATTGACAATCACACAGATGACAATGGATTTTTACATCCTAAATTTAT